AGAGTTCGTGTCCGTTGTCTTGGATACCACTCCTCTAGTGTAGTTGATTTACCTACAACTGATTTGCCCTGGGCCGCTGTCATGCATCCTGTTACTGATCCTTGTATGCATGGCATGGGAAACACTCCTTCCTTTCTTGTAGAGGGAAGTTGGGTTGTTGGGTTCTTTCGTGACCCAGAGAAACAACAACTTGTTATTATGGGTAGTTTACCTGGCGTGCCATCAAATTCAGCAGACCCATCATTAGGATTCAATGATCCAAGAAGTAAAAACGCAAAACAAAAATACTACAAAGGTGATCCTGCTTATGGGCCATATCCTGTAGATGGTGATACTTACACCATGTCTTCTGGTCATGGGGTTGGAGAGCCAGATACAAACAGACTTGCACAAGGAAGAACGTCTGAAACACATGATTCTTTATTTGCTCGTAGAGAGCAGAGAGTACTTTCTATTCCTACCGCAACTCAACCATATCTTAAATCTGTTTCTGATGAAGCTGTACAAGAAACAAGAGGTACTTTTGAGGAACCGCAACCAAAAGGAATATCAAATACAGCAGAGCCATATACCTCTGCTCAATATCCGTACAACCATGTGTTTGAATCTGAGTCTGGTCATATACGAGAGATAGATGACAGCCCAGGTGCAGAGAGACTATTCACTCAACACAAGGCAGGAACCTTTGAGGAGATACATCCAGACGGCTCAAAGGTAGTCAAGGTTATTGGTGACAACTATGAGATTATTGCTGGTGCTTCAAATGTGTTGATACAAGGAAACGTAAACCTTACAACCGTAGGAACTGTGCGAGAGCTTATCAAAGGAGACTACCATTTAGAGGTAGAGGGAAACTACACACAAAAGATACATAAGAATCTACGAACAAGAGTTGGTGCTGGTGAGTCTGGAGGCAACCTTGAAGAAGAGATCAACGGTAATCACGGTTTCTTTATCAAAGGATTTGTAAGAGGTAATGTTGGGCCTCTTGAAGGTCAGGCAGGTCCAGGCGAAGGTGATGTAGATATCAACATAGTTGGAAACGAGACACATATTGTTGGAAAGAATCTAACTTTACATGCTCAAACAGATACTCTTTTTAGTACAGGTAATGATATGTTATTAACTGCTACTTCAAATATGAATAGTGTAACAACTTCTGGTATCATGTCCTTTAAGTCTGGTGATAAGATAGATATGAGGTCTGCAACTTCAATGGTGATAGATGTTGGTACGCCAGAATTGAATGTGGGGAGTTTAACAACTAGAGTGACCACTAATGCGGTAAGAACAGTTGGTGGAACTCTTTCAGATACGGTTACAGGTATTGCTGGAATTAAGTATAATGCAGCTGCAACATTCCATTACGTTGATGATTTCAAAGAAAAGATTGATAGTGATCACTATGTTGATAAAGAAGGTGGAAAAGTTGATCATACCCACTCAGTATCACCATCAAGAACGTCTGGAACAGACCCAGTGGAGGCATTGTAAATGGATTTAATATCATCTAATCTACAAGCAACAAATACGAAGTTTAATAGTATACTATCTGGTTTAGAGAGTGCGAAGGCTGATGCACTAGCAAATCTAGAGACTGCTGCTTCTACAGCAACGTCTGCAATATCAAGTCAACTAGCGAGTGTCACTGGTGACTTACGATCACTTATTCCCGAAGGGTTTAGTGTTCCTAATGTAAATCTTCAAGGTCAACTACAAAGTTTAAGTGGATTAACTGACCCAACACAATCTGCAAATTTACTTGCAAGTATAAAATCAGATTTTGGTTCTGCTCTTACAGCTGGAGGTTTTGATTTGGATAGTTTAGTTTCCAGTGCTGCATCAGCATTTGGAACGGATACAAGTCTATCTGGTCTTGTTCCAAACTTTGAGTTATCTCCAAGTGGAGATATTATACAAAAAGCAAATGCTGTCAAGTTACCATCTATTGATCCAGTGATTGAAGAGGTTTCAACATTCACTGAAAATTCAGATTTTGCTGCTGCAAAGACTGCTGCAATAAATGCTGTATATACTACATCTGAAACATTACCGACAGCAGATGCAGGAGTCTATAAGGTTTCTGATAAGTCTAAAAAGATTAGCCAATCCTCTGGAGGTGTAGTCATAACCAAAGAGGTTACAACACCAGATCAAGCAGTGGAAGGTGATACAAGGAAAAATATAAGTTCTAAAGGATTTTCAAATAGAGTTGTAACACATAGAGATACTTTTATAGAACAACTTACAAAAAAGAAATATTGGGGCCCGCCAGGAGTAGGATATTGGGAAGACAATGGAACCTTTTTAAAGGTAACATTAAATTTTGAACCTACACAAATTGTAGGAATTAAAGGTTTAGTTTCAGATGACCAAAGAGAAAAGCACGCTAAAGCAGATGGTACGATTGTGAACGTAAATGAATTTCTTATTGGTGAAAGCCCTCTTGTTAAACAAGCAATGCCATACGAAAAAGATGAATTTGAAGTTATTGGTGGTACAGATGGAAAGGTAATTTACATTTACCAAACGTATAGAAAATATAATAAAAGAGTTAGAGTATTTTACAAATATAATGAAACTTATGATCCTAATTATGCGAAAACGTAATTATGATTATCATAAGAAAAAAAATCTTGGTCACACTGGATGTATATTATTGGATGCCTGATTATGAGAATATACTACAACGGTTTGTCTGGCAGACGATGGACATGAAACCTAAGTATCCTAGAGTGAATAAATTTTTAGACCACTGGCACAACAACATAGATGCTATAGTAAATGAGATACGCATAAGTGAAAGTGAAAGGACACTATAATGGGAAAGAAAAAATCGAGAGCAACTCAAACAAGTAAAGGTGAACGTAATAATGTTCGTAAAGATATATTGAAATCTATGAGAAGAGAAAGGTCACATTTAGAAATTACTTATAATAAATTAAAAGCTTTTTCTAAAGGTAAAAGAGTTATGGTTACAATTCCAAATCCTAATGCAAAGACAGAAAGTAATAAACCATTTATTCGGGTAACCGCACAAGAGGCTGGATGGAAAAAACCAGAGCGTTATCATATGAAAACTTAATCCTATCTGTTATAAATAGATAGAACAGGAGTCCACAATGTCGAATATTACGTCAAATGCAGCTTTAAGTGATGCACAATCTCAAAATGACATATCTAGAAATGTTCGTCAATATAGAGACTTAGATTTATTTTTTAGTAGAAAAAACGGTACAAATGATATAGAAAAAATAACAGATATTGAAGCAGTGAAAAGGTCTGTTCGTAATTTAGTATTAACTAACTTTTACGAGAAACCATTTCATCCAGAAATAGGTTCTGGTATAAGAGATATGTTATTTGAAAATATGACACCTATTACTGCTGTTGTTCTGGCAAGAAAAGTAGAAGATGTTATAGAGAACTTTGAACCAAGAGCAAGATTGATTGGTGTTCGAGCTTTACCTAATTTAGATCGTAATGAATATGAAGTGACCATAGAGTTTTTTGTTGTGAATACACCTACTGAACTTGTAGACATGACAGTATTTCTAGAGGTATTACGATAATGGCAACAAATGACAGAAGATTAGAAGTTACAGAATTTGATTTTGATGAGGTAAAGACTAACCTTAAAACTTTCCTTAAAGCTCAAGATCAATTTACAGACTATGATTTTGAAGGTTCTGGTATGAATATCCTTTTGGATGTTCTTGCGTACAATACTCATTATATAGGTTTCAATGCAAATATGCTTGCAAACGAAATGTTTCTAGATAGTTCATCTCTTAGGTCTAGTATTGTTTCTCACGCAAAAACTTTAGGATACACACCAACATCTGCTCGTGCCTCTAAAGCAATTATAGATGTTACTCTAAACACAACTGATAGTTCTCTAACGATGCCTGCTGGAACGGTGTTTAATACAACGGTAGATGGTACAACTTATAAATTTTCAACAATCACAGATGTTACAAAATCAAACACTGGTAATAGTATTCCTTTTCTTAATACAGATATTTACGAAGGAACTTTTATAACGACAAGATATACTGTGGATAGCTCTGATATTGATCAGAGATTTTTATTGACTGACAATAGAGCAGACACTACCACACTAACAGTTAAAGTTCAAACATCATCCTCTGACTCAACCACAACAACATATACAAAAACTACAGATATAACACAAGTAACAGCATCTAGTAATGTTTATTTTTTACAAGAGGTAGAAGCTGGATTATTTGAAATTTATTTTGGTGATGGTGTTATAGGTTCTGCTCTTTCAGATGGTAATATTGTTATACTCACATATGTTGTATCAAATAAGTCTCTTGCAAATGGAGCATCTCTATTTACAAATTCAGCAACGATAGCAAGTGTATCTGATGTTGCGGTTGCAACTGTATCAGCTGCATCTGCTGGTTCAGAACCAGAGTCACTTCAGTCTATCAAATACAACGCACCTCTGAGTTATGCATCTCAAGGCCGGTGTGTTACAGCTGAAGATTATAAAGTTTATACAAAACAATATTTTCCAAATACAAAATCTGTTTCAGTCTTTGGTGGAGAAGGTGGTTCGTTTGATACAAGCCTTGGTGTTGTTAGCACGCCTGAATATGGAAAGGTATTCATTGCTATAGAATCTACAACTGGCAACAATCTAACAGACACAGAAAAATCTACATTGATAACTGAACTGAGTCCTTTTACAGTTGCATCTATAACGCCAGTTATTGTTGACACACAAACCACTAATATTATATTAGGCGTTAATTTTCAGTTTGACTCAAGTAAGACAACTGAAACTGCTACTTCACTAGCATCTAAAATCAATACCACTCTAACAAGTTATAACACCAGTAATTTAGCTCAGTTTGATGGTGCGTTTAGACATTCAAAGGTAACAGGATTAATTGACGATACAGATACATCAATAACCAGTAACATTACCACAGTAACACTTGCTCATAACCTATCACCAACTTTAAATAGTGCAACGTCATATACTATACAACTTAATAATAAGTTTTATAATCCTCATAGTGGTCATAATTCTGCGGTGGGTGGTATTCTTGCGTCTACTGGATTTAAAGTAAGTGGTGATGCAACTAACGTACAGTTCTTTGATGATGATGGTGCTGGTAATATCCGAAGATATATTTTAGTTTCTGGTGTTCGTCAATATCAAGACTCAACTGCTGGAACTATAACGTATAGTACTGGAGAGATTAAGATTAGTAGTATTAATATAACTTCTATAGAAAATGTTGATGAAGTAGCATCCTCATTTATTCGTTTGACGGTCACACCAGATTCACTAGACATAGTTCCTGTTCGTAATCAAATTCTAAAGATAGATTTTGTTAATACTAGTGTTATTGGAACAGTAGATACCATTGCAACAGGAGACTCATCTACTGGAACAGCCGCTTCAGCATCAACAACAACTTCTAGTTATGTAACACCATCGAGCTACTAACATGGCCCCTTTTGATAGTCCATACTCATCAAACCTGACAAATAAAATCAGTCCTCTTCTAGAGGGCCAAGTTCCCGATTTTATTCAAGCAGACCATCCTGTATTTGTAAAATTTCTTAAAAGTTATTTTGAGTATCTAGAGGCTGGTGAATTACGTGTTAGTGTTGTTATTGACAATCTACTCTTGGAACTTCAAACAGAATCTTTTATTTTAGATTCGGATGATAACAAAGTTGTCCTTGAATATGATACAGATGCAACCACTGGTAAGTTCATTGTTGGAGAAACAATTACAGGTTCCACCTCTAAAGCAACTGCAACAATTCTTGTAGATGATTTAGGCAACTCTACGAAACCAAGACTATTCATAACAGGCCAACAACAATTTCAAACTGGTGAAACAATTACAGGCGGAACGTCTGGTTCAACTGGTACAGTCGTAAGGTATC